CAAAATTAGAAGGTGGTTGAGGCATACCAAAATTAGAAGGTGGTTGAGGCATACCAAAATTAGAAGGTGGTTGAGGCATACCAAAATTAGAAGGTGGTTGAGGCATACCAAAATTAGAAGGTGTTGGTGGATTATAAAAAATAAAAGATGGTTGAGGCATATTAGACATAGAAGGTTTGTATTTAATATATTCTGGTGGGTCTATTTTTTGACAATCTCTAAGGAATCTCAAAAATGATTGCTCTGATATACAACCATAATTGTTATCCATATCGAGGAAATAAATAATACTTTCTCGATGAACATTTGAAACGTCACACATTTTATATAAATTTAAAAAATAATCAATTTCACCACCATCTGAAATAAAACCCGTAAATCTCATAAATATCCATTTTATATATTCCTCAGTATATAAATCTAAAACATATATTAATTCTACCTTACATTTGTATGTAACTTCAGCTTTAATTTGATCAGTTGTCATCATTTTTCTTATACATTTCTTATATTTTTCATTTTACAAATATATTTCAAACAAATACATTAAATTATTACAAAATAGATCAATCAATCTATTTATATTTATATTTCTAATACAATTAAAAGTTTAATAATGCAAAATTATTTGCATATGGTTGAGTCCAAAATTTATTTTCCTTTATATCACTTGCACCCGGAACTGGTAAACCTATTTTTGTAATACCTTTATTAGTAGAATCACCAATTATACCATTATCAATTAATATTTGTTTAGGGAATATATAACACCATGTATTAGAACCATCAATATAATATAATACGAAAAAATCAGGTAAAATCATACTAGTATCATATGCAATTCCATTTAAAGATTGAATTGTAAATTGTAAATTTAAACAAGCAAAATTAGTGCTTTTTAAACATTTAACATTTTTATCTTTAATTGTACATGTATGCGATGATAAATTATCCATAGCCCGTGTTGTTATAATATTATAATATAAACAGTGACTGATAAATAAATTTAATACATCACTCATATCTAAAACTGTATTTACATCAAATACATCATCTTTTTTCAACAAATCAAATCTATTGATAAAATGTTTACTCCAATGATTACTTAAATCATCATTTTGGTGGTTAAATGGACATAAAGTAATACTAAGTTTACCTTTATTAATTTTTGTTTTAATATACCCAAAATATACCATTACATTAATTGGAATTATATAAAATTCTCCATTTTTGTTATTCACATATTCAAATATAAAAAAGTCAATATTATCTATATCCTCATAAGGTGATGATAAAAGATTTTTTGTTTTATGTAACGAAAAATTATAAAAATTTTGTTTAATTGCTGATGTAGATTTACATTGAATATTTTTACCATTTATAATACAATCAATTGAACTATCACTAGTTTCTATATATTTAAAGCTAATTTTATTATCTGTACAAATTTTTTCAAGTCTATTCATACTATCACGTTCCTGTAAAACAGCTTTACCCATTTTGCTATTTTCATATACTGTGGAAGCTTTTGAATATTCTAATAACATTTCTGTAAATGTATACCCATTTGAATTATCATCTAAACCATCAAATGTATAAGGTTTATATTCATATGTTTTATTTTTTAATTTATTTATATTCAAAGATAATGATTTTACACCAGGTAACATATATTTAAGAAAAACACAAAGAAAATCTCTTTCTTTACTAACACAAACAATTAATGTACTATCAGAATATTTATCAATTTTATCAATTTTATAACTATTTTTATTATCCTTACGTTGTACCATTGTTTTAATTTGAATACCTCTATATTTCTCTTCATCTTTTATTTTATATATAATATCAAGTTCGGTGTTTTCCCGACCAATTTTCTTTATATCATTAAAATCTGATTTATCGATTAATATATCAAGAATAAATTTTTCAGATTCATCACCAATTTCACCAGTTGTTTTTTTACCAATATTATTTTCAATATTATTTTTATGTTTATCACAATAACAACCATATGTTTGATAATCAAAACATTTAACATTATTTTTGTCTATAAATATACATGTTTCTTTCCAAATATAATTTGTTTTTGATAATCTATATGTTTTATTTTTATAATCACATATCTTATATGATTGACTGAGAATTTTGTTATAAAAAAATGGTATATTTTCGGATCTAACAATTAACTTTTGGTGGTTTTCACAAAAACCGTTATTTATTTGATAATTAGTACATCTTTTATCTTTTGTACAACTCATACAAACTAATATCCACGAATCTTTATCACTTTTATATCTTGATATTATGCCATTATTAATTTTAAATTTTTCCGGTTCACCTCTAATTGAAACAGGATATTCAATAGTATTTATATCATTTATACTTGTATCATATTCGGAAAATAATTTAGAATCGAGTGAATTTATGTAATCTAAATCTATATTTTGAACTGTATTATTAACATTTTGTCCTACATTTTGAATTGTCTCAATATTTTGTCCTATATTTTGAACTGTATTATTAACATTTTGTCCTATATTTTGAACTGTATTATTAACATTTTGTCCTACATTTTGAACTGTATTAAGTCCTACATTTTGTACTATCTCAACATTTTGAACTATCTTAGCATTTTTAATTTTATTATGATGTGTACAATAACTATTAATGTTATTATTAGCATAGTTAACACACTGTTTAACATCATTATATAAACAAACCTTACGCCATTTTTCTTTATAATCACTATAACGAACTATTACATCATTTTGTGTTTCAAATTTTGCATCTTCACCACCTATACGAATAGTACATTTACCACCCCCATGTAACATTTTATAAACTATATCATCAAAATCAACATCAACATTTTTATTTTTATGACTTGTACAATAATCATTATTGTTACCATAATTAATACACTGTTCAATATTGTTATCCTTATTCATATACCTATACTTACAAATTTTATACCATGTATCTATAGACGGTCTATGACGGCGTATTATCCCATTTTCCAAATAAAAATATTCTTCTTTGTTATCAATATTAAAAGCATAAACAGTATTTTCTAAATTTACATTATTTACAATAATTCCTTGTGGCATTTGTAAAAATACATTTTATTGATATTTTTCATTTATCAACTTTTATTACCAAAATATCATATTGTTCCAAATAAATCAATTGATTTATTTTTATATATAGTTTTTAATATTCATCATCTACCTCAGACATCTTAGGCCATCTACCATGTTCCATTTTAAATTTTTCATGCACAGTTTTTTCTTTTTCTTTCTTGGGTCTTACAAAGTCATCTCCGAAATGTTTTCTCTCATATATTCTACATAATAATTCAGCTTCATCTTCAAAGTTACAGAACCAAATTCGTTCACCAGTTTTATTATTTTTAACCGGCATTGATTTACTAATATCGAACCCACATCCGAATAGGGGTTGGAACATTTTACCATCTGTAGAGGTAACTAAATGCAACCAAGATATCTTAATGGGCTCCACGGCCTTGCACACCCGCCTATGACAATATCCAATTTTTGAAACATTCTTAGCGGTATCAATCAGGGTTACTCTCGAAGCTGCGCTATGAAATAAAGCACCTGCTAAAGTAAGACCATCCATATAACTATTGACAATATATCCAATAGATTCAACAGAAACATCATTACCAACAAAAAATGGATAACATCTAGTACCATTCAATAGCTCATATTCTGGAATATTTGATCCAATATATTGTGTACCAAGTGATCCAATAATTTGAGTACTATTAGCAGACGAACCCTTAAGACCAGAACCAATCTTTTTAGCCATAATTTGAAGTGCGTTATTTACCTTCAGATATTTAGCACCAAGACTATCAGCTTCTTCTTTATAGCGACTTAAAATACCATGCATAGATCTCATCCAGAAGAATAATTTAGTTTCATCATGAGGTCTTGCACCTAAATTCATCACTTCAATTTGCATCTTATTCAAATTCAATTTGATTTGTTTAAGAACTTCTTTTCTATTAACATTAAAATCTTTATAACCAATAGAAAGATTATGCCAATGTGTAAACCAATCTGCTAACTTTTGGGTATCACAAATAAATCTACATGCTTCCTTAACAGAATACATTTTAGATAAAATTTGAATCAACGACAATGAACCAGTACCAATATTACTTCTACTTAATACACCCTCTATAATAATACCATCAATAATTTTAAGACCACTACCGTAATAAGTAAAATTTGTAGGTAATACAGCCGAAAACAAAGCACGTCCAGATTTAAGAGGAATTCCATGTCTAGTTAAACGAGCATCTAATGTTTCAGTTCTATGGGATTTGACAATTAAACCTAATGCTTGTTCAAATCTTTCATCTGGGATAATAACACTACTTTGCTTACCATTAATCTCCCAAGTTTTAGTTGCAAGGAAAGGTCCCAATAATCCATGGAATGAAAGTCCAGAAACTGGTCTACTTGATTGATCATTCATTACATTATATTTGAAATTTGCAATTGTCATAGCTTCAACCTTTGCTTTTATCAATTGAAGTATATGATGTGTAAATTCATCACCATCAAAATCAGCATTGAAACAATCATTATTGGAAGAATGAATTGTATTTGTTAAATATTTATGTAATACAGCAGTTAAACCAACAATAGAATATCTATGTAGAGATGGCTGACGACCAGTCAGAATAGGATCACCAGTTTCAATAGGTCTTACTAGTACATCACCAATTTTAGGTGTGTAATTTTTAATATATTTATCGGTAATTGTAAATGCACCTTTATTAGAAACTAATTTCATTACAATAAACTTGTATTTACCAGCTCTATATTTTTTAATTACTTGTTCTCTATTTTCCGCAAACACTTTAACTGGCATTGTTAAAAATTTGGCAAAATACTCTGGTACACCACCCTCACCAGGATTTAAATCATAACCAGGACCACCAACAGTACGACAATTATGATCTACACGCTTACCCATAATATTTCCTCTAAGATCACCCTTTTTAGTTGCAAGACCCTTGAGGATACCAGATTCTTTTAGTGATAATTTAACACCACTTTTCTTTTCTGGACCATTTGCAATTGCTTCAATATCAGCATATAAACTTTCAAGTTCATTTTCACGATCATTTTGTTGTTCTGTGTGTCTAAATATTTTTACAATACGAGTTAAAATTTGATGATACAAAGTTGTCAATGGATGATCCATAGGTTTACCATTAACAATTGAGACTGGTCTAATACATGGTGGTGCACAAACAATTACATCTGTAATATAATTAATTGGCATAGTTTCACCTGTAAACCCCAACAATTTAAAACTTTCAGGATTAACAATTGTAAACATTTTTTCCATATTTTCAACACTTCGTACATACTTTGTTTTATTACCATTAGGCACATCAACCGTAAAAAGTAATCTTGAACCACGAAAATCATTTTCATAGACATGTCTTGCAATACCATGATCATGTAACTTCCATAAATATTTCTCTGAAAGAAGAGCAATTGTCTTAAGAAGTTTTTGTTTAGGTACTTTATGTAAATTAAACGCTTTAAATTGTTTTTCATTTATATATAACTCTCCACAAAATGGGCATATACATTTTAAAACTTGAATACATTTTTTCTTAAATGAAGGTACAATAATCTTTTCTGGTAATTCAATAAATCCTTGATGACCACCACAACCTTTATGATCAAAACCACATGTAACACATGTTTCACCACGCTTTATTGCTCCCATTTGCTCATCAAATAATCCATTTGTTAAACCCGATTCTTTACTTGTACTGTAAATCTTAACAATTGACATTTTTTTAATTTCACCTGGTTTATATGGAAAAATATTAATCTTGTTTACAACATATGAGGGTAATTTACTCATAAGTTTATTTTGTTCAACCAGCATAAATCTATTTTTCTTTTCGTCATTTGCTTTCTTTTTATTTACTTCAGATTCTTCTCTTTTGTGTGCTTCAAATGGATCAAGTTTCTCTTTGACATGTGGATTATTGAATGGTTTTAAATAACTTTTTGTTACATTACTACCAGACCATGTTACTTCCTTAGAAAGTGAAACTGTTGGTCTAATGGGTGGAACATTACTATTTTTTTTAATAAATAGTTCATCTTTAATATAAGAATTGATTTTTTCATCGTCATAAAGCTTTCCTTGTGTAGACATTTTATATGATATAATTTGATAATTTTGTCAATTTTTATTTTTAATTGAAATTCATTAAAAATTGTAATTTTTAGTATAATATTGTTATACTATTAACAATATAATCATCACTAAAAATATTATATATTAATTAATATATAAAAATTATAAAAATTATTGTATGTCATCTATTTCATCCATAGAAAATGGTACATCAAATCCAAATAAAAATCTATACCAACATGATGTATATAAAATCCACCCTGATAATTTTCTAATACATCCATCATCATTTGAAATTCCACAATAAATTTTACCCATACAATCAACTAAAGTTTCATCATAATATACTCTTGTACCCTTAAAAATCATATTAAAAAGTTTATATCCTTTATTTGATTTGCTAAATCTTAATGTATGTAATGTTTTAATTTTATTTGATATTAAAACTGGTAGTAAATTTAAAATATCTTTTGACTCTTCATATGAAATAATTGTGTTTTCGTGAATTTTTATATTATTAAGTCCAACATCACCTTCATATATAACTGTTGATTCTGATTTTAAAGGAAATATTTTATTATCATTAATAGTCCACCCTCTCATATATAATCCCATTTCCATACATTTTCTAAAAAATAAATCAACATTATTTTTAACTTCTGGATCTGCATCTATTAATAAATCTTTAAGTTGTCTTACATTTAAATCAATTAAATTTTTAGCAATATCTAAATCTTCAAATAATTTCAATAAATCTTCATAAATTTTTTTATCTGAATTTATCATCATCAATTTACACTGACGTTTTAACTTTTTAATAGCAATTTCATCTATAGGATTACGCTCCTTTGTTAAATCAATGTACATTTTTTCCGAATTAAAATATTCATATAATTCTGAAAATGTAGTATATAATAATTTTTTTGTTTTTAAATTTCCACAACATATTAATTCTTCATCTAAAATATCATTAATTGGTTCCATGTAAATTATTGTAGACGTTTCATTGCAATCTGGATGTCTACCAAAATAAAAATTAAATATACTATGTGAACTCTTTAAATATGAGTTTATATCCCTTGTAGTCATACCATTTGATTCTTCAACACCTTCTTCTTCCACAAAATTCAATAATTGTTCTCTCTTATAAATAGATGATAAATTTTTACACCATGTTTTATTTGTATTATATATATCCGGGTTTATATTATATTTCATAGAAAAATTTGGACAATATGGAATATATTTACGTTTTGATAAATTTTCTAATTCGCGAATTGGATGTGATGATTCTGTTATATCAATATTATATACATTCAAAGCAATAATAATTGCTTCATAATTAGAAGATGGTTTTATTTTTGCTAAATATTTTAATTTATTTATGAAAGATTCAGTTGTCATCTCAAATAAATTTTCATCAAACTTAAATTTATTTTCTTTTTTATTTGAGATAATAAATGTATCAGAAATATCATTAATTTTTGTTTCATTGGATATATTGTAATATAATTTAATAATATCATTATTATTCATAGAATTAATATTATGCAACAATGAGTTTTTAAGATTTTTCTCATTTTTCTCATTTAATTTTTGTATATAAAAACAAAGCTCGTGATATGTTGTATATCTTTCACATTTATAACCATTTCTTTTACAAATTGCATATACAATTAATTCATTTAAAGAAAATGGACTAATACTTGTTTTCGCTCCGAATAATATTTTATTTTTATTTAATGGTGGAAATTCTTTATTTTTAATATTATAATGGTTTAAATGATTTAAACCATCCAATAAAGCATCATTATACCACTGAACTTTTGTTTTAACGGGTGATATGAAACATCTTATTTTACGCAAATCTGAATCTTCTAAATTTTTATCATCAAGAATAATTTCATGGAAATTGTGATTATTTATTTCATCAATAGCATTTTGATAGTATGAATCTACACCTATATAATTATTATTAATTTCAGAATTCATCACATGTAAAATATATTCTATAATAAAAAATGGTGTATCAAGTGTTACGTCACCAATTATATTTTGTGGTTTTAATTCTATCTTGTTAGACATTGTTTATTTCTATAATTTTTTTAAAAGTTTTTTCAACATATACAAATTTTTATTTTTATAATGACATTGTGTTACTATTATATTAAAATTATAATTTATTAAGATAATTAGTTACATACATACAAATTGTAAAATGTGGAACAACTCTTAATAAATTTAATGATAAGCCTTTATAATATATTGAAATGCCAGGTTTATTATATAAAGAATTACCATATAAATGTCTATTTTTAAGATAATCAAAAGGTTGCATAACTATGGTACCAATTGTTGATGCAATTATTGAACCAAAAATTGGATTTGATACATGTTTATCTATTTCATCTTTTAATGGAAAAAATAATGGTGCAGATATTACAGTTTTTAAAAAAGTTTTACTATAACCTCTATATAAAATTATAGGATTCTCTATAATTTTATTAATCATTTTATTAACATGCATCTGTGTATTTACTTTAATAAAATCAAGAGGGTGTGTAATTAATGATACACCTAAACATCCTACAATATTATTTAAAACTTTATTATAATTGTTATATTCACATAAATTTCTGTAAACAAAATATTTTGAAGATGTACTAAAAACTTGTGTACATGTTGCTATTAAAGTTGCAGAATAAAATCCACGTATACCATAATTATTGTATATATGTTTAATTGTATTTTTAGTGTTTAAATTATTATTTTGAAAGTTTGTTTTAACAAGACAAACTGGTGATACAACAAGTTCTGCAATAGTTGTTCCAATAGCTGAATTAATAAAAAAGTTAAAATCCATTTTTATATAAATTATATTTATATTTTTCAATTACATTTAAAAGATAATCATGTTTAACCCTCAAGATTCTCAAGATGTTATGTTTATCCAAATTTTAGATAGTGTAAAGAATGGTAATTATTCAAATGCCGAAGAATTATCAAATATACTTGGTGATTATACAAATAAAACTATGATATATTCACAAATTTCAAGAAAAATTATGATTTCCATTGTTAATGGTATAAATACAAATAAACAAATTTTATCATTTTGTTCACAAATGTATAATGATGGTTATCAAAATTTGTCTGTTTTTCTATATAGTATGTCGGCATTTGATTATTATGTTGATGGATTTACATGGGAATTTTTAGAACATTATATAACAAATGAATGGTCTTATAAAGAAGATTATTCTGTGGATTTTGTTAGACCAGTACATTATAATCATTTTAAATTTGTACAATTTGAAGATAGAAGTATTGACAATATTGATTTTATCATACTTAATATTAATAATTCACAAAGTTCAGAAATTAATAAAAACATCCATAAAATTATTGGATTAGTTTCAAATGAACAATTTCTTAACATTCTAACAATGTTCAGTAAATTCATTGGATTCAATTTAAGAAATTGTGAACCAGAATTTATTATTGAATTGGCTAAACTGGATGATGATATTCTAATAAATAATATAATATATGATATTGTCAATAATAATGTTGAACATGATGAAATATTAGGAACCGAAAATATGGGTAGTAGAGAAGTTGGATATGAATATTTTCTTTATTCTATACCACTAGCATTGAAGAAATTATATACCGAATCAAATAAAAATACATCAATGACAAATCATATTGATAGTTTAATAGAACGTATACTTTTAATTTCAATTAAAATATTCGATGATTATAATTTATTAAATCGTTTTTGGTATAATATTACGTTCATTCACGATAAGACAAGTGTAATAATAAATGAGATTGATAGACTTTCAAATCATTCTCATAACTCTCATCACTCACATAATAATTCTCTATCTCATAACTCTCATCACTCACATAATAATTCTCTATCTCATAACTCTCATCACTCACATAATAATTCTCTATCTCATAACTCTCAT